TAGACCACATCAAACCAAAGCTGTTAAGGCAATGCTTCGTAACACTAAGGGACAAATCATCATTCCTACTGGTGGTGGTAAGACTATGTGTATGATTGATGATGCTATGAATGAGTTTAGCAGAACAGTGTTATCTAAAACCATTGTAGTTGTTGCTCCTCGTATTCTACTTGCTAATCAGTTATCAGCAGAGTTCTTATATCATAATCTTGATGGTGCTGCAGAACCAAATGCTACTGTCAATGTAATGCACGTTCATAGTGGAGAGACTCATCACTTCAGCACAACTAAAACTGATGAACTTGAAAACTGGTATCATAATAGTGTCAAGAATATCTTAATCTTTACAACATATCATTCATTACATAAGATACAAGAGTCACTTGATATTGAAGTTGATACTATCTATTTTGATGAGGCACATAATTCAGTTCAGAAGAATTTTTTCCCTGCTACTGAACACTTCTCTCATCTTGCTGAAAGATGTTACTTCTTTACTGCTACACCAAAGCATAGTCGTTCGCCTGTTAAGGCGGGTATGAACTGGCCAGAGTATGGTCAAGTAATATGTCAAGTGCCTGCTCCACAGTTAGTTAAAGAAGGTTACATATTACCACCTAAAGTAGAAGTTTATCAATCAAGAATACTAGATAAAGATGAGTTAGTTGCTGATCGTGATTGCGAACAGATGATTGACTCGATTGATGATCTATGTAAGAATAAGGTATTGATATGTGCTAAGTCAACTAAACAAATCATTGCTCTATTATCTCAAACTGATTTCATTCAAGAGTTATCAGAGCGTGGTTATTCATGGTTGACTATCACATCTAAAACTGGCGCCATTGTAGATGGCGAGAAGGTTGATAGAGAAGAGTTCTTTAATACTTTGAATGCTTGGGGTAAGGATACAACTAAAAAGTTTGTAGTATTACATCATAGTATTCTATCTGAGGGTATCAATGTCAATGGATTAGAGGCAGTTCTATTTCTTAGAAGTATGGACTACATAGGTATAAGTCAAACTATTGGACGTGTGATACGTCTAGGAGACGCCACAAAGACGTTTGGTTTAGTTTGCATACCTGTCTATAGCAAAGTTGGAATTAGTACTGCTCGCAAAGTTGAAGCAGTTGTTGATACTGTATTCAACAAAGGCGAACCAGCAATCTCAATCGTAAACAATTAATTAAATGAATTTATTAGTTGCTGGTAGAATTACTGGCTCTTGCTTGATTATTGTTGCATATTTTGTTATACTACATATATCAACACTCTATGGTGCAATTATTCACGTTATTGCTGATGTTATTTGTATGCCCTTTTACATCAAATATAAACAATATGATGTTGTAATTATGTTATGTTTTCTAGCGACAATAGCAATTAGTAAAATTACTATCTTACTACAATGAAAGACCAAGCCTCAGTTGGGGAAGAAACACCAGCTATCAAATATGATAGAGCATTATCTCTATTCACAGAGTCAGTATTAAAACCTGATCACGATTTGCGTGGTTGTGCTCATAATCAAGGTTGTTATGAACAACTTATGGAGATAAGAGAACACGTTTTAGATTATCTTAAAACATTAAAAGAAGTTACACATCACACAAATGCTGATGAGAGTGATGAGTTAGAAACTGAGAAATTAATTGAAACTAAAAGAGTTTATACTGAGAAGGAGTATTGGGAAGGCAAAGTGCCTGATGACCAGTTTGAAAACTATCTTAACAAATATGGTTACGAATATACACCAACTGTGACAGTTGATAAACCTACACACAGGGCTCGCCATTCTGACTTAGATGCTCTATAATGTCAATGGGGAAACAAAATCATCTTAGTTATGATTTTTGTTTCTCGCACCCTATTATACATAATCATGGACAAAACCAAAGAAGAGTGTATTACTCTAATTGAAAACTATTATTGTCAGAGATTAACTGAACTGGTAGATTTAAAGATGTATGATGAAGCACACGCCATTTTTGAGGAATTTTCACTTGGCGATGATGAATCATATCAATGGTTTTTTATTAAAATTTTGGAAGATACAACAAACGAATGAAAACTGCATTGATTACTGGTGGTGCTGGATTTATAGCACATCACTTGATTGCTCGTATTCTAACTCAAACAGATTGGAATATAGTTACACTTGATAGACTTGATTATAGTGGCAATCTCAATCGTCTCAATGACATTTTGCAATATGAATGTACACCGAATGAGAGAAAAAGAGTTAAGGTAGTTTGGCATGATATGAAGGCAGAATTAAATCCACTCGTAAGACGTGAGATTGGTAAGGTAGATTATATTTTACACCTTGCTGCTGGCCCTCATGTTGATAGGAGTATTGATTATCCTATGGAATTTGTGATGGATAATGTAGTGGGAACTTGTAATATATTAGACTTTGCTAGGTCACTCGACCACCTTGAAAGATTCCTATATTTCAGTACTGATGAGGTATTTGGGCCAGCTCCTGATGGTATCAAGTATCAAGAGAATGATAGATATAATTCTACTAACCCATATAGTGCAACAAAGGCAGGGGGAGAAGAACTTGCGGTAGCATATCAGAATACATATAATCTTCCTGTATTCATTACACATACAATGAATGTTTTTGGGGAGAGACAGCATCCTGAGAAGTTTATTCCTATGTGTATCAAGAAAGCAAGGGATGGAGAGTCAGTTACAATTCATAGTGACAGTACAAAAACTGTACCAGGCTCCAGACATTACATTCATGCAGAGGATGTTGCATCAGCGATACTATTCTTAATGAATGATAAGATGATACGCAGACTACATCCAGATTATGATGCACCAACATGGGGTAATGCAAAATGCCCTAAGTTTAATATCGTAGGATCAGAGGAACTTAATAACTTAGAGTTAGCACAGATCATAGCAGAAGCACAGGGAAAAGAATTAAATTATGAAATGGTTGACTTTCATTCATCAAGACCAGGACATGACTTACGTTATGCACTAGACGGCAGTAAGATGCGAGATTTAGGGTGGACACCTGATGCTACTGTAGTTGAGAGACTACGAGACGTTACAAAGTGGACACTACAAAATGAGCGTTGGTTATAATCCACAAGTCAACGATTATGTAGTATGGACTACAGAGTTAGGTCAAGTCCATAAAGGTTGGGTATATTTTGTTGCCGATAAATCAGAAAAGAAAAAAGGTTGGCAAACGCCTGCGAGATATATCTCTATCGAGATTGCTACCAAACCTAGAAAGCAATGTGACTTGACTACATTCTTACATAAACGTATTCATGTATGCCTATGTTGTTTCGAGCAAAATTGGAATGAATTAGAATTAATCAAAAAAAGAAAAAGTAAATATGATGACACTATAATATGGGAATCGAACATGACAATGTATTAGTGTGCCAGTTTTATTAGTGTCTATCTTTTATTGATTTGTTAATTTGATGGATTAATATAGAGTCATAAATCAATGGAGCAATTTATGGCGTATTGTGATAGATGTGGAAATTTTGATGAATCCCATAGGGAGGCATTGGAATATCCAAAAGACGGGCAGCATTGTATTCAAGATTACCAACCAGATTTATATTACTATTGGGATAGTCCAATAGAAGAGGATTACGATTGGCGTGATGCTCTACCGAATGCTGATTGTTTATGTGAGATTTGTTTTGACATACTCAATTCAGAGAAAAAAATTAAATGGGTGTGCCAATAATATTAGTGTCACACAAATGGTAGATTACTCAACTCTACCGATTATAATATAACTATACCACCAAAGGAGATTTATGCCACTCTACACTTCCTATTCTGAAGAGACACAAACTCAAATCGAAGAGTTCCTAGAGAATACATTCGGTTGGGACGAAGATGAACTTGTTGCTTTTGTTGAAAGATTTGGAGAAGAAAAATTCAAATTATATTTTGAAGAGTATGCTGATATGGTAGATGACATTGGAATAGGTGTTGTTGAAGCATTTCTAGATGTTTTTGATATTGAAAACGTATCAAGTTGCCGTGACGCCTATATGGGTCGTTATGATAGTGGCGCTGAGTTCGCTCAATCAATAGCAGAGGATTGCGGCGAAATTGGTAGAGGAATGTCAAGTTGGATAGAGATAGATTGGAAAGCAAGTTGGGATAACCTAGACTATGATTATGTAGAGTCTGACAATGGACATATCTTTAGTCAAAACTTTTAAGGGGGCGGATTAATGACTAATAAAGAGATTATTGCAAAGTTAGAGAGTGACCTCGAACAACTTAGAGAGTGGGGGCGAGAGTGTCTTAAAAATGACCCGAACCACCCTAGAAATAAGTTTAAATACACTATTGGTTGCTCAGGGGCGCCTGATGACCTATACACACATAGTTTAAAGAAGGCAAAGATATTATGCCTTGAAATGTGTGAAAAGTATGGTTGCCTTGCTACTGTAGAGGATTCTAAGACTTGGAAAACAGTTTATTCAGTTTGCTAGGACAATTTTATTAGTGGCACACTATCGGTGGATTTCTCATATCCACCGACTATAATGAAGTATATCAAACGAGGTTTCTATGAACTTAGGTCAATCATCTACCAAACTCAACGATATGTTAACAGAATTTGTTGACTATGTTTATTCATTCTACGGCGACAAAAAAGAGGCATTATATCCTTTATTCAATGTCGATACAGACAAACAAGTTGATAAAGTAGACATACTCGGTGCTGTTTATGA